GCTAATCTTTCAGCTAATCTTTCATCAGCTCCAGACTGCATTGCTTCATAGTAACTGTCAGCTAATTCTTTATAACCTACTGCACCTCCATCAACTGTTTCTTCTCCCTCTACTTCTGTAACACCTACTGGTATTTCAAAGTCACCTTCAGCTGCATCTTGTCCACCACCTTTTATTCTATTAGCTTCTGCTTCTTCTGCTCTTTTTCTAGCGTTAATTGCTTTAACTTGATCAAGACCTTCTTGGTCCATAATAGCTTGTTCTCTTGCATCATATACAGGATTGTCTATGTAAGATTTTTTTCTTTGTTCGTTTCTTAATTTAACTTCTTCAGGAGTCATATAAGCTTCTTCATATTCATCTTCAGAAGATATTTGAGGTATTAATTCTGCAGACATTTCACTTGCTAAAGGTAATACATCTCTTTCGTAAATTCTTTTAAAATCTTTTTGATTGCCAAAGAAAGGTGAATCCTTATCTTCAAATTCAGTACCTGCCATATAATCTATAAACCTATTACCACCCTTTTCTAAAGGTGATTGTATATAATTCATATATAAATCTTTTAATGTGCTGTTTAATTGTGCTGTATTTTTACCGAATCCTGACAAGAATACTTTCTTTTCAGCCATATTTTTAATATCAGCACCTGTTATACCTTTGCCTGGAGCTGCTGAATATCCTGCTGGATAAATAGGTCCACCAACATTATAACCAACTCTACCACCATCGGCTAAACCACTCGCGATCCCCGTTCCATAACTGGATACAGGTCCACCTCTAAACATTGGTCTTCTTAAAATTTTACTCATTAGCCGAATAATCCTAGTTTTCCACCAATACCTGCGATACCTGCGGCACCTCCTAGGAATTGTGACATAGGACTAGCCGGAGCTGCTGGTGGTGCATAACCTACAGTTTGTGTAGGGAACGCGCCTGGTTGAATTTGTGCAAGTTGTTGACCCTGTAAACCTAATTGTGTGAATGGTTGAAACTCTGCTTCTCTTGCCGCGATTTGTGCTGCATCTAATCTTGCTTGTTCTACAGCTTGCTGTTGTTGACCTAGTGCAGATTGATACTGACCCAAACCTTGTTGTGCTTGTAAATCTGCTGCCGCTGCTTGTTGCGCTTGTTGAAATCCTTGATTTAATAATTGTGCTTGTAGTTGTGCTCTATTCATTGCAGCACCTCTAGCTGCTTCTGCAGCCATAACACCTTCACGACCTCCGCCATATGCACCTGCTGCAATAGCTTGATCTCTCATACCAAGGTTTTGAATTGTTTGATTTCTATCAAATTCTGATAAAGTAGCATCAATAACTTCTTGTTGGTACGGAGACATAAACGGTTTGTATGCATCTGGACCTGTTAATCCTCCTAAACCTGCTGCAGCTTTTGCTGCATCTATTTGTAATTGTGATTGTCCAGCTACTTTTGGATCGTAGACTGATGTATCAATACCTCTGTATATCTGTGTTTTCTTTCCTGTATCAGGATCTGTGACTGTTGTAAATTTACTAGGATCTAATCTAGGGTCAAGTGCACCACCACCTAATTTATCTATTTGACTTAAAAAGGCTGTAAGCGAACCTTCTAATATCGGTGCCGGTTTTGTTATTGTTACTGTTTCTTCAGCCATTATGCTCTTGCCTCCAGATCATTCATTACTTTATACATTCTCTTCGCACCTTCATTAACACTGCCACCACCTGCTGCTCTAACAGCATCTGCTGTCATTACAAATTCATTTTTAGAAAGTCTTGCAGGTACGTCGTCTGCTCTTTCTTTTTTACCAATTGGTACAAATCCTCCACCTCTTAAATCCATTTCTTTACCACCAAGATTCATTAGTCCACCATCTTTAGCTTCCATAACTACTTTTTCTTTAATCTCTTCTTTCATCTTTACATCACCTGGACCTTTGTAATCATATCGGTCCTTATAAAATTGTTTTAATTCTTCTAAACTATTAGGTTTTCTTTTAAATTGTATTTCAAATTCTTCTGCTAAATCTGCAATAGGCACATCCATATCATTTAACATAGACGCAAACTGTGCTGCTTCTTTCATTTCTTGATTATCTATTTGATCAACTGCTGCACCAATACCACCAAATCTTAAACCTACTCTACCACCTTTTTTCATATCCATAGGTAAAAGAAAAATAGGTTGATCTTTAATTTTAAATAAACCTTCTTCGGTTTCTTCTGATTCAATTTCTGTGGGTTCGCTGTTTTTAAATTTTTCCATATCTATACCTTCTTTTATATAGCCTTCTTCACCTTTAAAAGGTTCATCTGTAATACGTTCTTTAAACATTTCTAATAATTCACTTGTGCTACCACCAATCTCAAATCCTACTCTACCACCAGTTTTGTATCCTGCTGCGTAGATTGCATCTTCTATTTCTTCTTCTGTTGCACCAGTTGCTTCCATAGCTCTTCTAATTGCAAATGCTCTTTGTGCATCTGATTCTGCATCTGACGCTGCATCTTCTTCCATCATTCGATCATATTCATCTTGATCTCTTTTAGCTTGTGCAAACATTAAATCACCAGTTGCTGTTGCTCCTGGTAATATAGCCGCTTTCATACCTGCTTTACTAAACAAACCATCTCTTAAACCTGCTGACATTATATCAGAACCTTTAGCTAAAGTATCTCCAAGAAATCTTTGTCCCGATGCCATTATACCACTGCCTTCTGCTCCTTTAGATAAGTTAGTAAAAAATTGTGAAGCGCTTGGTGTTCCTACAGAAGCAGGAGTGTTTGCTGCTACTTCAAATCCAAAATCAGCTCCAGTAAAATCAGCTCCAGGAACTCCTTGTCCTACAGTTGCAGATTTACCTGGTGCAGACATTGCACCAGACAACGCTCCGAGTCCCGCTGATAATAAATTAATATCACCTTCGTTACCCTCTTGTGCAAGTTGTCCAAAAATATTTAAACCACCACCCATTGCAGCTCTTTGTAATACACTTGTACCCATAATGCCCGGAGCTATAAAAGGTGCAAAAGCTGCTGCGTATGGTAAGAAAGGTTTTATCTCATTAGGTAAAACTTTATCTAATACCTTCGATACTGGTTTGAATATTTTCTTTAAAAATCCCATAGTTTCTCTTTATATTATATGATGACGGCAAGTTCGCAAAGCTTGTAAAAAGGCGAGTGTATCACAATTTACAGGCTTTTTGACCATTCGTCAATCGCTGATATTAAAACCAGCGCCAACATTAATCTCTTCTACAGTCACATTTACATCCCTTCGTATATGCTCTGCTTTTGTAGCTGTATTAGCATCTTGAACGTCTGCTAAAGCTTCAGCATCTGACATATACTCTTGACCTGTTTCTGTATTAGTTAAAGTTACCTCTGTTTTAGGTGTAATTACTGGTACTCTTTGACCATTAATTGTTTCATACCTAACAGAAGCCTCTGTTTCTACAAACGGCATTATCTGTCCTCCCTGTTGATTTCTAATATTGATGCTACAACGTGCAATCTATCTGCATCTGCAGCCGTTACTTTTAATATTTCACTTTCTTGTAAAATTAATGGTTCGCTTAACAACTGTTCTGTTGCGTGTCCAGCCACAGGTTTTACATCAAATAATACAAATACATTACTAGATGCATCCGTTAGTGTTAGTGTAATTGTACTTCCATTATTACTGTCATCACAAACTAAAATAGATTTTACAATTGCTCTGGAATTAGAAGGTACAGTGTATAAAGTTGTAATATCTGTAGTTGTTAAATCTAATTTTTGATTTTTATATATATTTGCCATTTATCCTAGTCCGAACCACGTATATCTTTCCGAGTCCTCTTTGAGTTGAGTTAGGTATGTAGAGTTTAACTGTTCTATAATTGTAGTTAATGCTCTGTTAATTTGTCTTTGATTATCTTCACTATATTCTCTTTTAGGTTCTGGTAATCTTACTACTACTTTAGTCATTATCCCCTCCTTCCATCAGGTTGTATATCAACTTGAAATGTACCAAATCTCCACGATTCACCTACGCCTGTATTTTCTATTTTTATATTTGCATATCTACCTCTAGCTCTAGTGTCAACTTTTAAAGTTGATGCATCAATTGTAAAAGGACTTAATGCAGTTTCTATATCATCTTGTGAAGGAAAATCTTTTATAGATAATGTAATTTGGTTATTACCTGTTAACACTTTAAAATTAGGTAAAAATCTTCTTAATGCTAAAAATACTTCTGCTTGGTCAGGCTGTAATGAAAAACTGAATGATTGTATAAAAGATGTTAAGGGAGTTACACTTCCGTCTGGATTTACTTGATCGGTCCCCGACTCGTGTTCAAACAATACACTTCTACCTAAACCTGATTCACCTATAATTGCAGGAAAAGAACCTGTGGCTGAACTGTCATATGCTGTAGCGTATGGTTTTGGATATACTAATGAATCTATCCAAGTTGTTCTAATTGAATTAGTATTAACACCTGTATACCAATTACCCATAGGCAATCGCGCATTGTTTTGTCCGTAGTTATAAACTACATATCTATTATTAAAATCTGATCCTGATGTTGGATACCACCAAGTTACTTCAGTAAATAGGTTATTAATGCCTGCACAAACTTGTTGACCTTTAGTTGTATCTACATCATCGTAAACATAATCTTCAACACTACAAGGTAGTGTGTTTACTGTACCATCAAATGAGAAGAAACCATTATTACCCATCCAGTAAGCAACACCATCAATTTCGATCGCTGCATTTTTACCAATCAATCCACAGTTAGTACCAACTTGTTCAAAACCAAATGTAAATGGTGCACCAACAAATTTCATTGTGTACAATGCATTATCAGTCCATACTAGAATGTTTTCTTTTGCAACCAAAGCTCCTACAATTTTAGTACCATCTTGTATTCTTTGTGTACCTGCTGTGTTAGTTGCTTCTGGTACATATGCATTTATATTTTCATCTTCAGAAAATCTTATAAACATATCGTCTTGTGTAGAAGGTGATCCAATAGTTGTTTCAGTTCCAAAATGAATTAAGTGACGTGTTGTTGGTGAAATAAGTGTAACTCTAGTAGCTGTTGGATTATTTGTAGTTTCAAATCCTGATGTAGTTGTAGAAGCTCTTGTAGATAATCTTGCTGCAATAGAAGAATCCCAAGTAAAAGTTTTACCATTGGCAATCGTTGCAACTAATACATCACCAAAATTACTTAAAGACCAAAGTCCTGGTTCAAGAGTAACAGTAGCTGCGTCAACCGCATCCCCCCATCCTGAAAATTCTGTAGCGTTTGTAACTGTAGCACCATCAGAATGTATTGCGCTTGATGTTCCTTTTTGTGCTCTAGAAATACCTGTTAGTTCTGCACCAGCAACACCTGTATAAGTTATTAATTCATTACCTACTGCTATTGTTCCACCTCCTGATGGAAAACCTGTAGTAGAGGCTAAACGTATTTGCGTAGGAGATCCATTGTTACCATTAGTATCCGCGGCCAACGCTCCGTCAAGAGTTGATGTTTGTGTTCCTTGAACTGTACCACCATATTGACTAATACCAAAACCATAACCATAGGTTTGTGCAGCTGGACCCACTCGTTCATAAGGTTTTATATCTACGCTACCACCAGACGCTGTAGAACCTGCACTTGTAAAAGTTATAGTAAAAGTGTTTGCTGTTGGTGTAGAAATAACTTGAAATAGTTTATCTTCAAAATCTGATGCACTTAATCCTGTACCACCAGGTAAAGTTACACTATCTAATAAAACAATATCACCGTCTTCTAAATTATGTGCTGCTGATGTTGTAATGGTAATAGTAGTTGTGCCATTAAAAGTAAAAGTAGCTGCTGAAATAGTAGTTGCTAAAGGAGTTACATCAAAAAATTGACCTTCAAAATATACAATTAGAAATTTATCTGTGCCAATTGCAACATATCTATTACCATCTTGGTCAACGAATGCGTGTTGTTTTCTAGCTACACCTACTAAAGAATCTGTAAGTAATGATTGCCAACCACCAACTTTTTCTGGTAGTCCATATCTAAATCTAACATTATCTGAATCAACCCAACGACCTTCTGCCCCAACGGCAGTGTCTTGTTTATCTATTCCGGGAGCAAACTTAATCTTCGTAAGCATTATTACTCCTATGCTGTATTAGTTTTTAACTGCCAGCCTTTACTTGCCCCAGTATAAAATAATGTGACTGA